AGGGAGACACGATAATGCCAGCAGCAACTAGAGTTGGTGACGCAGATGTTCCTCACTGTTCTGGAATGGTCAGAGCAGTAGGGAGTGGTAACGTATTTGTAAACGGAATACCTTGGAGTAGACAGGGAGATGTAAATACAGGTCATCTTTTACCGCCTGCACCTTGTCCAGGCCATTCTGCTCCTATTGCGTCTGGTTCTTCAACAGTATTTGTAAACAACAAAGGAGCCGGAAGAATTGGTGATGGTATTAGTGGTTGCACTTCTGTGGCTGCTGGTTCACCAAATGTTTTTGCTGGAGGATAACAATGTATGAGTATAGATGTAAAGTAGTTCATATCGTAGACGGTGACACCGTTGATGTGGATATCGACTTGGGGTTTGGTGTATGGATGAAGAAACAAAGAATTCGTATGTACGGTATCGACACACCAGAATCACGCACCAGAGATTTAGAAGAAAAGAAGTATGGATTGGCTGCAAAGAAGTTCATCACAGATATGTTAGATGACGATGGTGGAATTGTTCTCAAAACATATAAGGATGCAGAAGGAAAGTTCGGCCGCATTCTTGGGGAACTATGGAGAACCACAGACTATGCTGACAAATCAATCAACGACTATATGATTGAGAAACGTCATGCTGTTCCATATTACGGTCAATCAAAAGAAGAAATTCAAGAGCAACATATCAAGAATAGAGAGTTCCACAATCTATAAGTTTCGTTATAAATAGATTGAGGAGATATTAAATGGCAGCAAACCCTACAGCATTTAGAGATGCAGAATCAACTAATGATTCAGATAGAAATGCTCAGATATATAAAGATATAAATCTGAACTTCTCTAAACATCCTATAACTGGCGATATTAGTAAACTTACTAATGTTGAGGCTGTCAAGCGCAGTGTTCGTAATCTTGTGAACACAAATTTCTATGAGCGTCCATTCCATCCAGAGATTGGTTCTGATGTAAGATCAATTCTTTTTGAACCAGTATCTCCATTGATTGCAGATGTTCTTAAAAGATATGTTGAGGATGTTATTAATAACTTTGAACCAAGGGCAGAACTGATTAGTGTTATTGTAAGCCCAGACATTGATAGAAACGCTTATGGAGTTACGATAGAGTTCTATCTTGTAAACTCACCTAGTGGGTTGCAGAGTGTAAACTTATTTTTAGAGAGACTAAGATAAATGGCAACAAAATTACAAGTCACTGAGTTGGACTTTGATGATATCAAAACCAACCTAAAGACATACATGAAAAATCAGACAGAGTTTTCAGATTACAACTTTGAAGGTTCTGGACTTTCCACACTTATTGATTTACTCGCATACAATACTCACTACTTGGGTATGAATGCAAACATGGCAATCAACGAAGCGTTTCTTGATACTGCAACTCTTAGGTCTTCAGTAGTCTCTCATGCAAAGACTTTAGGTTATACTCCTCGTTCTGCTCGTGCTCCAGTTGCTTACATTGATATTCTTGTCAACGACACAAATACTCTTGGTAGTGTTACTCTTCCAAAGGGAACAAAGTTCACAACACAAATTAGTGATACGACATATGGATTTATTGTCAATGAAGATATCACAACAACTAAAACAAATGACATTGTAAGATTTCAAAATGTTCCTATCTATGAAGGAACTCTTGTCACAGCAAAGTATACGGTAGATAATTCTGATTTAGAAAAAAGATTTCTGGTTACTGATGATCGTGCCGATACGACAACACTAAAAGTATCTGTTCAAAATTCTGCTGCTGATTTGACAACAACTATCTATACACTTGCAACTGATATATCACAAGTTACTGCAACATCTAATGTGTACTTCTTGCAAGAGATTGAAGATGGAAAGTTTGAAGTTTACTTTGGTGATGATGTTGTAGGAAAGAAACCAACTGATGGCAATATTGTTATCTTGGAATATATCGTAACAAACAAAGGTGCAGCCAATGGTGCAAAAACATTTAGTGGTACTGCATTCAGTGGAATTACAGATTATAATATAACAACAACATCAATTGCTGGGGGTGGTGCAGAACCAGAAACTATTCAGTCAATTAAATATAATGCTCCCTTAGATTATTCATCTCAAGGTAGAGCTGTTACAACTGAAGATTATAAAGTTATTATTCCACAAGTTTTTGCAGACGCACAGGCTGTTCAAGTTTGGGGTGGAGAAGATAATGATCCACCAAGATATGGACAAGTGTTTGTTTCCATCAAAACAACTTCTGGTATTAATCTAACACAAGCTCAGAAAGATACTATTACAACTGCTTTGGACAGATATAATATTGCATCTATTCGCCCAACTATTATTGATCCAGAAACAACGTCAGTTCGTTTAACAACATCATTTAAATATAATGCAAATGCAACAACAAAAACCTCACAAGATTTAGAAACTATTGTAAGGAATACAATTACTGCTTATAATACTTCAGACTTACAAAAGTTTGACGGTGTGTTTAGATATTCAAAACTATCTCGTTTGATTGATGCGAGTGATCCATCTATTCTTTCCAATATTACATCTATTAGAATAGCAAAATCTTTTACACCAACACTCAATGCAACAAACCAATACATCATTAATTTTTCTAACAGACTTTATAATCCACATAGTGGTCATAATTCTATGTTTGGTGGTATTGTATCTTCTACTGGTTTTACAATTACCTCAAATACCAATACTCTTTATTTGGATGATGATGGTACTGGAAACATTCGTTCATACTTCTTAGAGGCTGGTACGAATAGAAGTTATGTTGACTCTGTATTTGGAACAATTGATTATGTTACTGGTACTATAACTCTGCCATCTCTTATTCCTTCTGGTGTTTCTAACTCTGATGGTACAATTACTATCACGGTTCAACCTCGTTCAAACGATATAGTTCCAGTTAGAAATCAACTATTAGCAATTGATTTGACAAATACTGTAATCACTGGTGAAAATGACACAATCGAGTCTGGTGGTTCTTCTGCTGGTACTGGTTACTCAACATCATCTTCATATTAAGGTTTACTAAATGTCTGGACATGACCCAACATTAAAAAATAAAGTATCTCCTCATATTCAGAGTCAACTGCCTGAGTTTGTTCAATCGGATCATCCTTTATTTTCTCTTTTCCTCAAATACTATTATGAGTTTCTTGAGGCTGGAGAACTGGTCGTTTCTGGTTCTAACAGTTATGTTATTGAAGAGACAATCAGTAAAAACTTTATTCTTGATGAGACAGGCGAGAATATTGTTCTTGAAGAATCTGTTGGAAAGTTTGTTGTTGGTGAAACAATCACTGGTTCTATTTCTGGTGCAACTGCTCGTATTCTTGTTGATGACTTTGATAACAATAATCGTTTATTCATTACATCCCAACAAAGATTTGAAACTGGTGAGACACTAACTGGAGGCACTTCTGGTGCTACATCCACGGTGGTTTCTTATCGTGGAAATCCAGTTCAGAACATTCAACAACTTCTTGCATATGCAGATGTTGATAATACAGTCTATGACTTCTTGGATAAGTTTAGAGATTCCTTTATGGAGTCTATTCCAAACACACTTGCAGATGGTCTTGCAAAGAGAAAACTTGTAAAGAACATCAAAGATATGTACGCTGCAAAAGGTACAGCAGATGGACATAAATTATTCTTTAGAATTCTTTTCGATGAAGAACCGAATATTGTATATCCTCGTGACAATCTACTTCGTCCATCTGATGGAACTTGGTCTCGTGACTCTATTATAAGAATTACTGAAAACAGTGATTCAGATTTTAATACTGCAATTGGCCAAAGGATAACAGGTGCTACTTCTGGTGCAACAGCTCTTATTGGTACTGTAATTAAATTTAGAGAAGGTGCAACTCTAATTGCTGAGTTGAATGTTGATACTAACTCAATCACAGGAACATTTTCTGCTGGCGAAAATATTACCACAACTGATACAGTTCGTGACTTGGAAATCTCTGGTGTTGTAAAGAGTATTGTTACTGATGGAACAGTAACAGCTGGTGGTGCATACTATACTGTTGGTGATGATATCGTGGTTGGCTCTGGTGGTAATGATGCTGCTGTTGCTAAAGTTGAATCTGCTGGTACTGGTTCTGTTGACAGAATTGTTATTGAAAATGGTGGTAGTGGATATTCAATAAACGATACTATTCTTTTTAACACCACAGACACAGGTGGAACAGCTGTTTCTGCAAAGATTGCTGTTGTGGGTGGTGGATTTATTCTAGAAGGCATAACGTCTCCAGATCACTTTATTACTGAAGATGGTTTTCCAATCATTACTGAGGATGCTCTTTATCTTCATCAAGAAACCACAGTAGGAGAAGATGACTTCCTCGTACTTGAAGATGGTGGACAGATTATTATTGAAGAAGAAACCTTTAATGATTTGGGAGTTTCATCAGAGATTGGTGAAATTACATCTGTTGATATAATCAATCCAGGCAATGGTTTCTCAAAACTTCCATTGGTAAGTATTACTACAAGTACTGGTGTTGGTGCAAGTCTTTTAGCATCATCTGTTATTGAACCTAGAATTGGACACGTTGAAGGTATTTCTATTTCAAACTTTGGTTTGGATTACAACACTGCACCAACATTAACATTCAATAAAAATGTTTTGATATCAAATGTAAGTGGTACTTTTATTGCTGGAGATACTCTTACATCTCATCAAGCAACCGTTGTAACGTATGATTCAAATACACAAATTGTTCAATTAAGAACTGATGTTGTATTCAATGCTGGGGATACGATTACTTCTGTCACTGGTGCAACTGCAACTATTAGACAATCAGATGAAGCAAGAGGCACATCAACAATTGGTGTTGTTGGTAGCAGTGTGGCTGGATTTGTAAATGATAGAGGTAAAGTTTCTGTGAATACTATGCGTATTCAAGATTCATTCTTCTATCAAGATTATTCATATGTTGTTCGTATTGGTGAATCAATTAATCAGTGGAGAGAAAGTATTAGACGTTCTGTTCACCCTGCTGGTTGGAACGTATTTGGTGAAGTATCTTTTGCGTCACAAGTCTCTGCAAATATTCAGATACCAACTGCTGGTGATGTTGCTGATAACAACAACAAAAATACATTCTCACCAGAACTTGCTTCTACATTCACTAACTTGTTCACTACGATATTTGGTAGAAGGTTGGCGACACCTACACAGAAGGCTCTCAACGCAAGTCCAAAGGTTGGTGTGGATTCTCCAGAAGATCTTCTTACTGGACAAAGAGATGTTACATTAACAAAGACAACGATTGTTTCTCTAAAAACAAATCGTGGTTCTCATTGGACAGGACATACTTCTCTTGCAAATCTTCCAATATATGCTTTTGCAGTTCCACCAATTGGAACAGATGAGATTGCATCCAACTATCTAGATCCAGCTGGTAGAAGAATTACCACAGGTTCAAATCAAACTAGAGACTTGTATTCAATTAAACAGTTTGGACATCATACCATTAAATCTGTATCAGATTATTCTTTCCTAAGACTTGAAGATGGATTAGATGGTGATGGAGATAAGATTGTTTTGGAAACAGCAACTGGTTCTGGATTTCTACAGGATGAAGTTATAGATATTCCAGACACAGCTTATACAACAAGAATTAATGTTCCACCCCCATCTGAAATTACAATAAGTCGTGGTGGACTTATCAATTCATTTGATAATGACTTTATGAAGTTTGATGATGATATTCAGACATTTGATGAATCTGATGGTGTGGGAACTGAAAGAGATACAGAGGGCAGACACGCAACTTCATTCGATCAAGGTGGAACACTTGGTGTTAAGTTTGATCAGAATAGTGTGACGTTTGATACTGCTTCTGGAAACGAACAAGACTTTGAGGTAAAGACATTTGATGAAAGTGATGATACCTTTGATGTTTCAACAAATACGTTTGATGCATCTAACACAATTGGACGGATATCACTGTTCAGTAATAACAATACAACCTTTGATAAAACAACAGAAACTTACGATACCCAATAGGGTCAATCGTTATAAATAACTACAGGAATTAACTAGGAGAAACCCAAAATGGCATATCAAGCAATCGGGCGTGGAACTTCTGCAAATGACGGAACAGGTGATGACCTTCGTAGCGGAGCAGGTAAGATCAACGCCAATTTCGTAGAAGTATACACCAAGCTCGGTGATGGTTCTACTCTTACTACAGATACAGTAACACTGAATACTGCAACACAAACACTTACCAACAAGACATTAACTGCACCCACAATCACTGGTGCTGGTGCAATCGCTGGTGTATTTACTGGTAACTTGACAGGTGACGTAACAGGTGACGTAACAGGTAATGCTGACACAGCAACATCTGCTGCTACACTAACCACACCAAGAACTATTGCTGGTGTATCATTTGATGGTAGTGCAAATATCACAATCGCAAGTACAGACTTGAGTGACACAGCTGATATTGCTCTTGCTGCAAATACTATTACACTTACAAACAAAACTTTGACTAGTCCAGTTCTTGGTGGTACTGCAACTTCAGCCTCTGGTAATATTGTTGTTGCTCCTGCTACAAATATTCTAGAAGTTCAAGGTGATGGTGCATCTGTCGTTGGACAACTTCAATTGAACTGTCATGTCAACACACATGGACAAATTGTTGCATCACAACCACATTCAGAAAATGCAACAAATACATTAACATTACCAGGCGGTGACACACTTGGAAATGCTGATGCAACTTTGGTTTCTGATACTGCAACACAAACATTAACTAATAAGACACTTACATCTCCCACAATTACTGGTACAGGTGCAATTGCCGGAACATTCACTGGTAATATCACTGGTAACGTAACAGGTGATGTTGATGGTA